AACGGAAATTACAAACTAACTGTTCAGCCAGGCGGTACCATTACAATGGATACTGGCGTACAACAAGGACAGTTTATCATTACAGGTGACCTTCAAGTACAAGGTGACACAACTTTTGTATCTTCTGCAAACTTAACAATTCAAGATAACATAATAGTATTGAACCAGGGTGAAACTGGTGCAGGTGTAAGTTTAAACACATCAGGTATTAGAATAGACAGAGGTACATTACCAGATGCACTATTGGTATTTGATGAAACAATAACATACAACGAACCTGTAACACAAACAATAAAGCAAGGTGCATTTAAATTCAAAGATGAAAATAATGACAACATAGGATTTTTCCTTACACACATTGCAACAGGCGGATCAAACTTAAATTTAATTAACCAAGGTACAGGTGTTATTAATGTATCTGGTACAGCAGACTACGAAAATCAAGTTCAGTTTGATGATGACATTCCAAACAGAAAGTTCGTAGTAGATAGAATTAAAAATGCGTTTTTAGGATTTTCAAGTCCTCAAATTACAAGCGGTGATACAGTTATAAAAGTATCTGACATAAGTGAAGACAGTACTATATCACAAGCATTCGTTGATATCAATGGACAACGTACTACTACATTCTTTGAGGAAAGAACAGAATTATTTGACGTAATGATAAAAGGTTCTACAATTAGTTCATATCTAAGTAACAGTGATCTAGTTTTAGAATCTCCAGGAACTGGAAGTATTAGAATTGATGATACACTACACATTAATTCAACACCAGGACTAGACGATAATACAATCGATCCTGCGGCTCCAACAGATGGTGTAAAAATATATGCTAAAGCCGAAGGTAATGGAAATACTGGTATCTATTATGTAAATAGTACTAGTGAAAGAGATGAACTAATTAGTAGAAATAGATCGCTACTATATGGAATGTTATTTTAAGGAGGACAAATGGCACTAGCAAATTCATTAATTGGATCAACTAACACAAATTTAGTAGTTGTACCTGCTGGAAAACAGTATGCTATTTTGACTTTAATGGTATGTAACACTGCGGCAGAAGATCCAACAGGATCAAATGATAGTAAATTTGATTTACACTTTGTACCGCAAGGACAAAGTATTGGAGCAGTAAACCAAGTTTGTAAAGAAATAAATGTTACTGGTGCAGAAACATTTACTTTCGACACAGAGAAAATGGTATTGAGTGAAGGTGATTCCATTGTTGCTGTATCACAGGCTCCATTAAACTTGTCAGCAACAGTTAGTTTTTTAGAGGTATAAGATGAAATTTTTAAAGGCTCAAACAACTAATATACGTGGTATCCAACACGGCAAAGGAATTTATTTCGATGCCGATGAAGGTGTACGTATGGAGTCTACAAACTCTTTAAATCTTCCAAGAGGAAATAACGCACAAAGACCAAACACTGCTCAAATAGGACAGATAAGATACAACACACAAGAAAATTATGTAGAATTTTATCAAGCAGGTGTATGGAAACCTATTAGATTACAAGAACCAACAACTATTACTCAACAAAGTTTAGGTAATGGTGACGGTACTGAAACTGTATTTGGACCATTGAACAGTGGTAACACTGCTTTTCCAGTTCCTAGTGCGGCACAAAACGTAATTGTTCTAGTTGAAAACGTATTTCAATTGTCAACAACAAACTATACGTTGGAACAAAGTGTATCAGGAAACTTAACAGGTCCTAATCAACCATATGCTGATGGTTATTACATTAAATTTACTCAAGCAGTTCCAGTAGGAAAGCCTGTAACTGTTATTCATAACTTTGACAAATAATGTCTGCTAACGGTATATCACATAAACAATATAAAAGACAACGTCAAGAAGCAAAGTTAAAACTTGCGGCTGAAAAACGTGCGGCAACTGGCAAAAGGTCTACACTTAAAAAAGGTTTAGTGCCTACACTATATACACCAGGTAATAACAACTCAGGTAATTTAAAAAAGATTACAACAGGAACGTTGAAAACTGGTCGTCCTTGGACATAATTTTCCGATAAATATTAGTAAGGAGTACTAAAATGAGTCTGGGAAGAATATCCGGTCCGCTTTTACAAGCAAACTTACAGCGAAATACAGATCTAGCAGTAGAAACTAATCTACTGTACATAGGTCATACTGACGGTAAGATAGGTATTAAGACTGTAACAAGACCGCGTGACTTTACTATTGACGGAACTGCAAAGTTTAGAAATGCAACAGCAGGACAACCTGACTTATTTCTTAACAATTCTTTAAATTTAGGAAACTTAACTGTAAGCACAAATGGCATTGACAGTTTAACAGGCAGTATATTTTTAAATTCAGCACAAGATATTACTGTAGGTGGCTTAGGTACTGAACACATTAAGATTGATGGCAATGCTATCTCCACTTACAACACAAATAGTAACATAGATATTAGGCCAAACGGTGCAGGTACAAACGAAATTGTAACAGCAGGTAAAACTGTAACTGTCGATGGTAACACACACGCAACAGGAAACATAACATTTGATGGTAGTGTAATTATTGCAGGTACAGGAGATGAAGATAATTTTACTATTAACGCAGATATAGTTGGAGATTTAATACCAGATGTAGATAATACTTACGAATTAGGTACTACTGCAAAACGTATGAGTCTATATGCAGAAGAAATTACAACAAATAATGTTTTTACAGACAATTTAATTTATCAAGGCATTAATTTAACGTTACGTGTTGGAAACATTTACGTTGCTACTAATGGATTAGACACAAATGCTGGTGATACAGTACAAGGACCATTCCGAACAATACAGAAAGCCTTAAGTATTGCAACAGCAGGACAGGTGATTAACATAGAACCTGGTGAATATGAAGAAGTGTTTCCATTACAAGTTCCGGCAGGTGTAACAATTAAAGGAAGAGATTTAAGAAATTGTATTATTAAACCAACAGCCGCAACAAATGACAAAGATTGTTTCTTGTTAGATGGAGAAACAACAGTAACAGATATAACAATAAAAGATTTTTATTATAACAGCACGGATAACACAGGTTACGCATTTAGATTTAGAAGTGGTGCAAAGGTTACGTCAAGGTCGCCTTACATAATGAACGTAACTGTTATAACACAAGGTACATCTATAACAACACCTACAGCAAGTTCAACATTCGGTGTTAACGCACAAGAAACAAACCCAAGAGGCATAACATTTAACAACGACGGTACTAAAATGTTTATTGTTGGTACAACAGGTGCAGATGTAAACGAATACACACTATCAACAGGCTTTGATCTATCATCTACAGTAACCTTTGTAGACAGTTTTAGTGTTAGTGCAAAAGAAAGTGGCCCAACAGCGGTAAAATTTAATACAGATGGTACTAAAATGTTTATTACTGGTGTAAGCAGTAGTAATGTTCATGAGTATGCACTATCAACTGGTTTTGATGTATCCACTGCAAGTTTTACGCAAACACTTGTTACAACTGTTGACAATGATAATTTTGGATTAGACTTTAGTGCCGACGGCACTAAGATGTATATTACAGGAAATCAAACTGACAAAATATATGAATATAATTTATCTTCTGCATTTGATATTTCCACAGCAACATTTAATCAAGACAAATATTTAAATGCAATAGATGACGAACCGTTTGGCATTGAATTCAACACAGACGGCACAAGATTGTTTATAGTAGGTACTAAAGGTAACGGAGTAGATGAATACACACTGTCAACACCATATGATATATCTACAATGGAACACATGGGATTCTTTTTTATAGGAGGAAATCCTTCCGGTATTCACATTAATCCTGCCGGAACTAAAATGTTTATTATGGGAAATCAAAGCGATTTAGTTAAATCTTATGATCTTGGCACAAGTTACAGAGTTTCGCAAGATAATGATCCTAGAGGCTTTGCACAAGGTGATGCAGGTAAAGGTGTTTATGTAGATGGCGAAGTTTGTGACCATGATACAAATGAAGCAAGTATGTTATTTCATGCCGCAACATTCATTACTCCAGGTGTTGATGCTTTAACAATGACAAATGGAGTAAGGGTTGAATGGTTAAATTGTTTTACATATTTTGCAAACAGAGGAATCTATGCATTAAATGGTCCAGGTAGATGGAGAAGTGATTCAATTTTAGTCAAAGGTGCTGAGATACGTTCAATAGGGAGTGCCTGTGTATATGGAAATATAGGTGCGGAAGCCGACGGAGCAAATTGTTTAATGTATTTGATACAACATAACATGGCATACGTTGGTGCAGGTAAAGAAGTTACCAATGACAAAACTTTAATTAATCAAGCAAACGAAGTTATCGAAGCAAACAGCGGAAATGTTTATTATCAAACAGTAGATCAAAGCGGTAACTTTAGAGTTGGTGACGATTTCTTTATAGATTTTGAAAAAGGAACCACAAGTATTGATACAAGTTCTATTGCAGGTGGTTTAACAAGTTTAAAAATTACTACAGGCGGTCAAGAAACTTTCTTAGATGGATCTAAAATACAAACAGGAAACATAAGAGTAGTAAGTCCTAACAAAATTACAAGTATTACAGGTGATATAACGTTTAATAGTATCACAGGAACACATAATATTCCTACAAGTGTAACTGCACCTAACATCACAACTGGAGGAAACGTAACTCTAGCAGGTTCATTGATAAAATTTGGTGATGCACCAGGAGATACTATTGATTTTAATACACCATTTGCACAAGATATTAAACCTAATCAACACATGACTTATAATTTAGGAAGTGCTACCAAACGTTGGTTAAACAGCAATCTATCACAGGCACTTGTTGACGATTTTAGAATATATGATAATGTAATAGAACAAACTTCTACTAATGCAAACATTGAACTTAATCCACAAGGTGCTGGAAAAGTAATTTTTGACGATATCACTGCTGATGGCAACACAATAGCAAGTACTAATAATCAAGATATAAGATTAAATGCTACAAAATTTACCATTACAGCAACAGGATCAGTAGAATTGCCAACTGGAACTACTGCACAACGAAAAAACACTTTAGCAGACTTTAGATACAATACACAATACGGAGAATTTGAAGGAAATAATGGCGGAACTGTTTATTTTCCTACAATGCGTGATAGTGATAGAGATACGTATATTAATTTAAATGATAATCAATTTAGATTTGTTACAGATGGACAACAAAACACACTTTTAAATCAACACATTTTACAAACAAACAAATTTACCAGTGATAACAAGTTTAGTATTGATGGAAACACAATAACTTCAGCAACTCCTGATGCGGATATTAACTTTTTTGCTAATGGTACAGGAGGAATACCGTTTGAAGACATAGAATTCAAAGGGCAAACTGTAACAAATAAACTTAACACTCCGTTTACCTTTGGACTTGCAGATGTTTACAGTTATTTGAAGTTTGATAACCCTTATGGACTTGTAATACCAAATGGTGTAGATGCAAATAGACCAACTAGTCCTGAAATAGGCACAACACGTTGGAATCAAGACAAAGGATATCTAGAAACTTGGAACGGAACGCAGTGGGTTTTAGCGGCGGGTGGTGGTGCATCTGTGACGCAAGAATACGCAGAAGATATCAACTTTTTGTGGGCAACTTTACTAGGCTAAAAAGAACTGCTTACTTAACTACTTTACCAAAATCACATAAATAATAGTAATGCAACAATGGCCGACCAAGCCGTTGCAGGACAAACCGTGGTTAACCAGCGATTGGGAAGGTCAAAACAGGTTAGAGGGACAAAATGATCCCCGTGTTAGGAGAATAAGGTGGCAGTTGGTCGTATTTCGGGTCCACTCTTAAAGTCTAATCTATTGCGTAACGGCGTAGATCTGGCTTTTGAGACAGACCTATTATATCTAGATGTAAATAATAGCCGAGTAGGTATAAAAACCACTAGTCCTCAGCACCCATTAGACGTAAACGGTTCAGCAAGAATTACAGATTTAGATATTTTAACTCCTAACTTACCAATAGGAAACTTAACTATCGATGGAACTACAAACACAATTAGCACCACTGCTAATAGTTTAAACATCGGTACTCCAAACGCAGTAGTATATCAAAACAAAATTGTTGTAGACAATATTACATTAGACGGTAATGTTATTCAAGCAACAAATGTCAACGGAAACTTAGAATTTAGACCACAGGGTACAGGAACAGTAAACTTCTTTGGTGATACTAATATTACAGGTAATTTACACGCAACAGGAAACATCAGTGCTGACGGAAACATAACAATTGGTGATGCAGATACAGATACTTTAACTATAAATGCGGACATTGCCGGCGATTTAATACCAGATGTAACAAACACTTATGATATAGGTACTCCAACCAAACGTTGGAAACATGGTTACATCAATAACCTTAACACTACAACTTTAAATTCATCTAGTATTACACTTTCAGGTATTGATCTTGTAAGCACACCTGGAAATTTATACTATGTTGGTACAAGTGGTGACGATACTAAGACTGGAGCACACCCACAAGATCCTTATGCCAGTGTTGCAAAAGCATTATCAGTAGCAACCGCTGGTGATACAGTTTACATTTATCCTGGAACATATCAGGAGGTATTTCCTTTAACAATACCTGCGGGTGTTGCCGTAAAAGGAACAGGATTAAGATCAGTAAAAATAACTCCGACAGCAGGAACAAATACAAATGATGCAATTTATTTGAATGGTGAATCAACAGTTGAAGATTTAACGATTGCAGATTTTTATTATGATTCAATAAACGACACAGGTTACGCATTTAAGTTTGCAAACAACATGACTGTTACTTCTAGATCACCATATCTAAGAAATTTAACAGTATTAACAAAAGGTTCAGTAACATCTGCAAGTGATCCAAGAGGATTTGATCAAGGAGATGCAGGACGTGGTGCATTTTTAGATGGTTCAGTTGTAAACAGTTCAAGTAGAGAAGCAGGTTGTTTGTTTCATGCTGTAACTTTTATTACTCCGGCCGCAAACGCACTGCATATTAAAAACGGAACTAGAGTAGAATGGTTAAATTCATTTACATACTTTGCAGACAAAGGTATTTTAGCAGAAAATGGTACAACAGGATTATATGGTGCTGGTAAAACAAAAGTAAAATTAAGAGAAGTATCAGGAACATTTACAGCAGGACAAAGTTTTTCATACTTTGAAGGCGGCACATTAAGAGCATCAGGTACTATTGCAAGTAATGATGGTGCTTATGTTTTCCTAACAGGAAACATTGCTAACCTAATTGAAGCAGGTGCAAGAGTAGGTAAGTCGGTTACTGCTAACGGAAATGCACAAATAGATACAGCCATTAAAAAGTTTGGTCAAGGATCTGTTTTATTAGACGGCACTGATGATTATCTTTCAATAGCATCAAACGATGACTTTGGATTTGGCACAGGTGACTTTGCAGTTGAAGGTTGGATCTATTGTACAAACATTTCTGGTAACAGAACTTTATTTGATTTCAGAGGAGGTGCAGACGGAGACACAGCACCAACAGTAGAAATAAACGGATCGGGTGCAGTAAGATATCTAGTTGGAGGCGTACAACAAATTACAGGCGGAACTGTGGTAGTGAATACATGGCACCATGTTGCAGTTTCTAGATTAAGTGGTGTAACAAGATTATTTTTAGATGGTTCTAAGATAGGAAGTGATTACACTGACACAAATAATTATGGAACAACTAAACCTTTAACAATAGGTGCAAGTCATGATGGTACAGAAGATTTTATAGGACACTTTGATGATATAAGAGTGTCAACAATTAGTAGATACAGCGGAAACTTTACACCACCAACATCAGAAGTTGCTAATGATGAATATGTAAAATTAGTTTTACGTTTCAATGATCAAACAGACGGTTCAACTACTTTTACAGATGATGGAATATATGAGCAAGATATTAGATGTGGTAATGGTGCAACTGCAAAATTTATGGATTTGGTCGACTACACAGACTTTGGTGGAGAGATTAGATCAATAGCAAGTGCTTGTATCTACGGAAACTATGGAGCATATGGTAACGGTAATGGTGTTACCATGTACTTGATTGGTACAAACTTTGCATACATTGGTTTAGGAAAAGAAGTAGACAATGATCCAACACAGGTTATACAAGCACAAGAGACTACAGAACTTAATGGAGCAAGAGTTTACTTCAACAGTGTTGACCATAAAGGTGATTTCAGAGTAGGTGACTTATTCCATGTTGATCAACAAACTGGTACAGTTAACTTTACAAATGCAAACTTTAATATTGATACTACAACTGGTGTTACTTTTACAGATGGTTCAAGCACAACAAACATTGATGGTTCAAAAATACAAACAGGAAACGTAAAGTTAAGTTCAAACATTGTAGAATCTTTATCCGGCGACTTGATAATTGATGCATCAGGCAAAGTAAACTTCAATGATGATGTAAACATTACTGGAAACTTAGATGTATCCGGTGATTTGACAATTGGTGGTAACATAACTATTGGTGACGCGGCATCTGATACAATACAAATTACAGCAGGAATAGAAAGTGACCTTGTACCTAGTGTAGATGGAATTTATAATTTAGGATCTGCAACAAAACAATGGTCAAATTTATACACTGGTAGATTAAATGTTGATAGCATTGCAATAGATGACAACTATATTACAACAACAGATTCAAATGCAGATTTGCAATTAAGAGCAAACGGAACTGGTGATGTTGTTATTGATGATTTAAGATTTAACACAAACACTATTAGAAATATTAGTGGCGACATGATTTTAAATCCTGCGTCTGAAACAGTACATTTTGATAGCACAGGAAGTATAAGATTACCAGCAGGTACAACTGCTGAAAGACCAGGAACACCTGTGGTTGGTATGGTAAGATACAACACTGACACAAACGTTTTTGAAGGATATGATGGTAATTGGATTGCACTAAATGGACTATATGATCTTGATCAAGACACATATATTTCTCCAGAAGCAACACCAGGCACAGATGATGATACACTTAAATTTTATGCAGGTGGTACTCTTGTAGCATCAGCAACAAAAGATAGATTTGATATACCAAAATTAAGTGTAGATGACATTGAAATTACTGGAGATACTATTACAACTACCGTAACTAATGGTGATTTGAACCTAGTTGCTAATGGAACAGGTGGTGTTAATGTAGAAAACTTTAGTTTTAATGCAAATACGATAACTAATAATGTAAGCGGTGGTGTAACAACATTGGCGCAAACAGGCACAGGATATTTTAAAATTGAAGGCGCAGGCGGTTTCGTAATACCTACAGGGGATAACTTTAACAGACATCCAACACCAGTTTTAGGAATGATGAGATTTAATACTGCTGACGATAGAGTAGAAATATACGATGCAAGTAACAACTGGGTTTCAGTTGCAGGTAGTTCAGGTGCTGTATCGGCCTTGGACGCAGAAAATATTGCAATCCAGACTGCGATTATAATGGGATAAATGAATGGCAACGTTTTTTAAAAATAAAGTAATTAAAGATGTAGGAAAACAAGCAGTAGAAGTTTATACTACTGGTGTATCTACAAAGACAACTGTTATTGGACTTGCACTTTGTAATTTAACTGCAAGTGTAATTTCAGTCAGCATTTTAATAAGCGATGACACATCAGTTACAGGGTATTATCTCAAAGATGTACTTGTACCACCTAACTCTACTTTGAAAGCATTGAACGGTGGTGAAAAATTAGTATTGCCTGCAACAAATGTGATATACGCACAAAGTAACATTGATGCCAGTTTAGATGTCATCATGAGTTACGTGGAGATTGTATAATGGCTGGGTCATTTTATGTTGGTCCTAATCCAAGCGACTTAATCTTTGACGGATTAGGTGAAAGATTCTTTTATGGTTTGAGACGAACCGATGAAGGAGAATTATTTCTTGCTAAGATAGATCAATTAGGAAGTGACTCATTAATTATTAATAAGTCTGGGGATCCTGTAAAAAATTATCCAGACTTTGAAGAAGGACATGAATTCTTTGATGGAAGAGATATAAACCATAATTTAGTTTATGAAAATTTAAACTACGAACAGTTTAGATGGGACGATGCTAATTTAGTTTATTACATCAATGATGAAGGTGAATTAGTTGTACGTGTCAACCAAGATGCAGACGCTGGTACTATCAGTTATGCAGATACATCAGAGCAACAACAAGCAGGTGAATCAACAGGTTGGGACGAAACAGGACTTACATTTGATAACAACAGTTTGACATACGATAAAACATAGGAGCAGAGACAGATGGCAAAACAAGCAGTTAACACAGGTGTACTTCCAAATGATGGACAAGGTGATAACCTACGTTCAGGTGCTGTAAAAATTAATAATAACTTTACAGAAGTTTACACAGCATTAGGAGATGGAACGAACCTAACAACGGTAACAAATGGTGTATTTAATAGTGCACCTGACTTATCGACAGGAAGTAATAAAATAACATTTAAGTATGCCGCATTTAGCGACTTACCTTCAGCAACAACATACGATGGTATGTTAGCAAAAGTAACGGCCGACAGTGCTGTTTACTATGCTCATAACAATGCATGGGTAAAACTTTTAGATGTAAACAAGAATCTCGGTGATTTGTCAAATGTCTCAAATACTGCTCCGACAAATGGCGATAGTCTTGTATGGGATCAAAGTTTAGGAACATGGAAACCAGATGCTGTATCAGGTGGCAGTGGCTCTGCAAACTTCACTGGACTATCAGATACACCAGCAAGTTTTTCAACACACGGTGGCAAACTTATAAGAGTTAATTCTGGTGCAACAGCATTAGAATATTCAACAGCAATAACGGCATCAGAAGT